TGGCCTGGCCGATGAGGATGTAGCCGTTTTCCAGCGGCTGACCATCCGTGTCCGCGAAGACGGGAAACGGGGGCTGGATGGAAAGGGCGGGCATGGTTACTCCTCTTCAGAGGGCAGTGTAGCGGTAGCACCGGCACGCGCAACCGCTTTTCCTTGCCCCGCGGGATTGCGTAGCAGGATGGCGATACGGTTGCGTTCGGGGCCGGGAAGCGTGTTGAGCAGATTGGCAGCGCCCTGCGGCGTCTTCATCGCCTCGGTCAACAGGCGCATGGTCTTGTCACCAACCTGAACCTCCAGTGTGGCAAGCGCGGTGTTGGTGTTGGCGATCCAACTCTGGAGTCGATTGGGTAAGCGAAATAGTTTCATGTTCTGCTTGAGCAGTTCAGCCAGAGCTTGCTGCCCCTCGCTGGCCTGCTCACGCGCGGCCACTTCGGCAACGCGACGCTGGGCGAGTTCTCGCAGTGTGTCCATGGTGTTCTCGGACAACTCGCGTGCGATGTCGTAGTTGCGCGCACCGAGAATCTTCTTGACGGTATCCGGCGACTCACCCGTCACAAGGCGAACGAACTCATCTTTTCCCGCCGGCCCGGATTTCCACAACTGCGCCGCCTTGCCTGTCAGTTCGCGCTCTGCGAGGCGCTGCATTCCCTGCGTGTAGGATTGCAGGTACTCCCGATAACCAGTACCACCGGCTTGCTCAATGGCGTCGATGATGGCGGGCTTGATGTCGCTGAGTACACCGGAGGCAAGATTGCGCTGGGATGTGGCGTCAAGCCCCGGGCGCAACTTCTGAATCGTGGCATTGACCGAGTTCTTGCGAATGGCGTCAAGCGCACGGGCGTCGATGACGCCTCCGCTGTTGGTCCACTTGGCGATATCGTCAGCCACAGTCTTGAGCGACCCCTCGACCAGATCGTTGCCAGCGAACTCAGGGTTGCGACTGATCGCAGCGAGGCTACGCATCAGCGGCTCGGACTCAAGTGGTTTGATGCCAACCGAGCGGAGTGCGTCAGCGGCACCCTGCGAGAACCGAGCGCCCTGACCAAGATCGAGCGACGCAGACGCCGCCTTTGATGACCAGACGTTGAACGCCTTGTCAGCCATCTCACCGAAGAACGTGTACTTGGTAGCTCCGACCGGCAGGCCGCGCTTGATGAGATCAAGCCGCGCCCATGCCTCGGCGGCGTTGCCGGCGCTGATGAGGTCGCGCACCTCCTGCACCTGTGCAGCGGCCTCGCGGCTCAACTTGCCAGCCTTCGCCTCGTAGTCGGCAACAGACTTGCCAAGATTGGCGCGACTGAGCGCAGCTTCGCGCTGCGGGCCGGTCATGGTGTTGAGCGCGTCCTTGGCGCGCGCAAGGCCCGCCACGATGTCCGTCTCGGTTGCACCGCCTGCCAGTTTGGCAAGTGCCGAGCGGGCCTCGCGCTCGTTCATCGTGGCAAGTTTGCGCACAAACTGCGGATCACGCGAGGTGGCGCGGTCGATCAGCGCCTGCCACGTCGGGTTCTCGACTGCGGTGGTGATCTCGGCCACACTGGCGTTCGATGGCGCGCCGCGCAGCACGGGAAGCACATCGTTGATGTCGCGCCCAAGCGCCTCACGGGCAATGCGGGCAGCACGCTGCTGAGGGATCTGCCGAATGTCGGCCAGTTTGCCAACGGCGGTGCCGAGTGCCGGCGCGATTGCGCGCCCACCGGCCTCAAGGCTTGCGCCCATCAGCACATCTCGACCACCACGAGTAAGCGCTTCTTCGACCGTCGATGGTGCGCGTTGATACCCCAGCGCCTGCTCTAGCACATCTAGGCCACCCTTGGCGAGTCCGTAGCCAAGTCCCGCACCGGCAACTGTGCCAAGGCCAGGCGCGGCTGCTGTTCCGACCACTGCGCCGCCCGCGCCGCCCAGCGCCTCGACCGTGGGGCGCGCGAGTTGAACGACGCTGCCGATGTTCCTGCGGGCGCCTTCCATCATGCGCCGGCCCAGCGGAATCTCGGTCGGCGGTGCTTGGTACGGCCCCACACCGGGGATCTGACCCGGTGGCGTGGCGGGCGCGGGGACCGCTGCACGCAGATACGCGTCCGGGTCAAACCCCCTCGATTGAGGCTGAGGGGATGTTTTTGCGAGGTAGGCGTCAGGATCGAAGGCCATGCTTACATTCCCAAACGCTGCCTGATTTGCGCAGCACGCGGGTCAGTCGGGTTCTTGCTTGCCCAATCCAGCGCCTGCCTATCCTCAGCAGTCAATGCGCGAGGAGCGGGCGCAGCGCCGGCAGGTGTGGCCTGACCAGTTCCGCGCTGACGATACTCGTAGGTATCATCAAACGCAGTTCTCATGCCTTCTCTCGTAGCCGCCGCTTGTGACGAAAGCCTACGAAGAGCATCTTCCAAATCTGCCCGCGATTGTGTTCTCTCAAGGGAAGCTTTGAGGTTCTCAAACCTGTCGCCTTCCTTGTTCGACACGTTGCCAACACCGGCACCAGTTTTCGATGCGTTTCTCAACTCAGTGATTCCTTGCACAAACGCAAGACTCTTGAGTTGTTTTAGATCGGCTTCTGCCGCACGCCCCGCGTCAGTGATACCCGGTATACGACCACCAACAAGACCTGTGATTGAGTTGAGGCCGTCCTTGTTTTTAAGCAAACGGTCAACCGTTTCCTCAATCAGCGTCATTGTGTTACCAACGGTCAGCACAGCCTGTCGTGCTTGCGGGAATGCGGCTTCACGCTCCTGGATGGCCTTGGGTGAAAGACCTTGGAATCCCGAAGGTGGCACAAGGCCACGCTTGCGGATTTCCTCATTCGTGGCAAAAACCGTCTGCCCCGTTACGGGGTCGGTGGCTTGAACAAGTTTCTCCTCCCGTTCACGCGGCTCCTTGGGTTCCCGCGTAGTCAAGACTTTGAGTCGATCCTCCAGCGCTTTCCGACTGGCGGCGGGCAAGTTCGGGTCTTGTAGCCGCATGACCAACTCTTCCGTTTCACCGGGAGTCGGCTTGGCTGGCGTCGCGGGAGCTTGAATGAACTCGCGAGTCTTGGGGTAGAAGACCGACCCACCCACAACCATCGGTTTTTCTTCGGCGCCGAACTCCGCGCCCAGCGCCTTCCGCAGCGCTTGCCCCACCTCGGAAAACTTGCCGCCGCCCATGTCCATCATGTCAACGCCCCACTTGGCAGCGGCGAGGGGGTCAACCTTGGCAGTCTCGATCAGCGCGGTCAGCGCCTTCTTTTGCTCGGGATCTTGCTCGGCCTCGGCAAGCGTCTCAAGACGCTTCACGCCGATCTGAGGGTTGCGCACCAGCGCAAGGATCGTGCTGCCGTAGTTGCGGGCAAGGCCAGTTTGCCGCTCGGCCGGGATGCGCTCGGCAGCGCGGAACAGGTACGCCCGCGTGGCCTCGCTGCCGGTCAGTTGAGCCAGTCGCAGCATCTGCGGCTGTGTCATCTGCTCCATCGGAACAGCCTGCAACTGCTGAAGCTCGGTCTGCTGCGCGGACTTGGCAGCGGCTTCCTGCTGCTGCTGCGCCATCTGCGCCTCGAACTGCTGCCGCTGCAACTGCGCCTGGGAAAGCCCAGCGCCAACCTGAGCCGCTTGCAGGAACGCCTGGAACGGCGACTGAACGCCTTGGAGGGTGTAGTCGATGGGTGCAACCATGTCAGCCTCCAGGCGGCGGCATCACCGCCCATGACGGCAAGCCAGAAATGCCGGGACCGGCCGACTGCATCGGGACGTTCGCTGAAGACCCACCGAACAGCGACCCGAACCCCGGCAACCCGAACTGCCCGGTGCGCGCATAGTTCATGCCGGCCATCTGCATCGGCATGTTCAGCAGATTGGCAAACGGAGCCGCACGCCCCAGCGTACCCCCGGCCCGAGCCGCGCCCTGCTGCCCGAGCAGCCCGGCGATCTGGCCAGCCGACTGCATCCCCGCCGTGCCGACTCCAGCCGCGGACTGCTGCCCGAGCGCCGTCATGCCGCCGAGCCTGCTGTACTGATCCTCGATGGCCTGCGCGAGCATCTGCGGGCGGAACTGGGCAAGTGCGCCTTGCAGGTTCCCGCCTCGCAGCCCGCCCGTGGCGCTGGCCTGCTGGAGCATGGCCTCCTCGCCCTGGCGCGCGAGCGCCTGGAACATGGGAGAGCCTTCGAGCCCTGCGATGGCCTGCTGCTGCGCCTCGGGGCCACCGAGCCCGAGCAGGGCTTGCTGCGCCTGGAGCGCGGGCTGGCCGGCCTGGACGTAGGGGGCGAGGAGTTCTTGGAGCTTGTCGAACTGCCGGCGCTGCTCCTCGATGCCGGCCTGCGCTGCGTCGGCCTGCTGGCCTGCGGCCTTGCCTGCGGCGCGGGAGGAGACGGCGCTGCTGAGGAGCGTACTCCCCGCCACCATTGCCGTTGTCGGTTCAGGCATGGTCGAACTCCTTCATGTAATCCGCGTACCGCTCCCCGTACAGTTGCAGCACCAGCGGCGCTGCGTGGTGGGCCGCATCGGCACCGTGGCATGCGGCGACCGCTGCGAGCACGACATCGTAGTACCCCGCGCGCCAGACGAAGGCCATCTCGCTGGACTGACCCTCGCGCTCGCGGGCGTCCGCGCCCTGCCATTTGAGGATCTGGACGGCGAGCACCGGCAGGAGCGCGGGTGCGTTGGCCGAGAAGAACGAGTTGCTGGGCATCGCCACGAGCGCATCCCAGATCAGCGCGTTGAGCCGCTCTCGCGGCACCTCGTCGCCATCGGCGTAGTCGTCGAAGGTCTGGATTACCTCGTAGAGCGAGCACAGCCAATCCACTGCCGGCTTGGGCAGTTGGAGCACTTGCACGAGGTTCTCACGCAGCATCGCACCTCCCGGTGGCTGCTGGAGGCCGACAGTCTCAGCGGCGGCCATCATAGCACCATCAGTCCTCATCTTCAAACTCCCGCTCCTCCCAAGCCTGGCACGAGCGCAGGTCGTGGCACACAAAGTCGAACTTCGTGCAGTAGCCGCGGAACCCAGCCTCAACGTCCCATGCGTTCCACGGGATCGCGTCCATCTTGCCCTGCGTCTCGGGGGTGTTGTCGTAGTACTCGCAGTTCGAGCAGCGACGCCTGCGCGCCTCAGTCTCGCTGACCTGCATGGCCTTGCCGAGCGCCATCCAGTAGGGCTTGTTCGCCCCGCGCACGTTGGTGGGCTTCTCCGGGCCGAGCATCCAGTCGCGGATCACCATCTGCGTGTTGCTGCGGTTCTCGGCCGCAGTGATGAACGGCTCGTCATCGGACTCCAGGCCGTTGAACCCGCCCAGGACGATCACGGGCTTCTTTGCGCCTTCCATCACGAGATCTCCCGTCCGCTAATGCGCAGCGTGAGCGCCGTGGCGCTGCTGGCGATGGTCGAGATGAACGAGCCCGGCTCCAGCACCTGCCCCACAAGCTCGGGGCACAGGTACGTCTCATCGGGCACAACGGTCTTCGTGTCGATCACGAGGTTCGAGTTGCCGGCGCTGCCGCCCGAGTTGACGAGGTTCACCGAGAACGTGAAGTTGGCGGTGTTCGTGTTCGTCACGGTCGCCTTGTCGATGATCGTGCGCACGTTGGTGGCGGTGTACTGCGTCGTCTGCGAGTTCGACATTTGCAGCGGCCCGACGAGCACCTTGAGGGTGACGGCCATATCACTGGACTCCTTGAATGTTGTTGCTCACGGTCAGGATGATCGACGGGATGCCGGGGTGAGGCGCGACAGGCCCGGAGGCCAGCAGTTGCACGCCCAGATCGCTCACCGAGAACATGAGTTCGACGTAGTCGTTCGTCTTGAGGTTGAAGAAGTAGTTCAACGCGACGAACACTTCGGCGTTGTTGCCCTGCACGCGCACCTGAGAGGCCGAGTTCGTCACATCGACCCCGTTGAGCCTGAACCAGAGGTAGAACTCCTGAGCCGTCGCCACCGTGCTGTCGAGTTGGATCGAGGTCTGGAAGTTGTAGATCCCGTCCGTGTCCACGATGACCTGCGAGGTCGTCGTGCCGATGCGCACGCCGCTGCTCAGGTCGGTCGTGTTGAACGTGATCGCCGTGGCCGTGTTGATGACGGTCGCCGTCTGCGTGGCGGTGCTGTAGAACGAGCCGTAGCGCGCCCGTTTGAACTCGCGCGGCGGCGGGGCGCTGGCGAGGTAGTCAACCTGCTGGCGCACCGCGGCAAGCGCGTCCAGGGCCTGCTGCGCCTTCGTCTCGGACACAGACGCCTGAACGGCCAGACCCTGCGCGATCTCGGTCAGTGCGCCGATTGCCTGCGCCGTGCCGGCCTGCGCGCTCGCGGCTGCGAGGATCGCCTGCTGCACGAGGTCGGGCGCGATCTCCTCGACGATCTGGAACAGGTTCTCGAACGCCTTGATCTGCTCGTGGTCTTTGAGGAACGTGGCGAGCTGGTCGCGGGTCAGGCCCAGCGGGGGGGTGTTCCGTGCTGCCACGCTACACCTCCAGCGGCTCTAGTTGAGCCTCAAGGCGCACGAACGACAGCTGCGCATCACTCGTGCCGCGGAACCGTTGCACGCGCCAGTTGCGCATGAATCCCTGCCGCGTCCAGAGCAGCCGCTTGGCACGGTTGCCGATGGTGCCGGCGCTGATGGTGCGATCCTGGCTCCAGGCCATGCCGTCGAGCGAGTAGGAAGTGCTGATGTTCGGCACCGCGCCGAGCGCCATGCGGCCCGTGAGCGCGACGAGTTCCATCGCGTTGAAGATCGCGCCTTTGCTCTCGTTGTAGACGATGATCGTGCCGAACTCCCAGCGCACCACCTGGCCCCAGTGGCTGCTCACCGCGTCGGTCAGGTAACCCACCGCGCTGCTCGACGGATCTCCCACGAGCCAGCGGTTGTAGCACCACACGAAGTTGCGGGCACGGTACTGCGCGAAGTCCACCGTCGATGTGGTGAGCGTGAACCAGATGTACTGCTCAAGCT